AGATGCAGACCTATTCCGTGAACCGATGCGCCGAGATGCTGGAACGCGACCGGGCGACACTGATCCGCGCATTGAAGAACACGCCGCGCGACGCCGGGACGGCGGCACGTCCGCAATACAAGATCGCCACGGCAGCGAAGGCGGTTGCCGAGCACATCGACGGCGGCGGCAACGGCGGCGTTGTAGGGCTCGCTACCGAAAGGGCAGCGCTGGCGCGGGAGCAGACTGCGGCGGTGCAGATCAGGAATGCGGCGGCGCGCGGCGATCTCGTTTCGCTGACTTTGCTCGGCAAGCGGATCGAGGCGATGCTTTCGGTGTTCCGCGAGCGCGTCCTTTCGATCCCCGGCAAGATGGCCGATCCGCTCGCCATGCGCCCGCGCGAGGAGATCGAGCCGCTGTTGCGCGCCGAGCTTTACGAAGCGCTCGCCGAGCTTTCAAATCCGGCAGCGGGCGAGACGGCGGAGGCGTGAAAACCTCAGAGTCCAAAAAAGTACACCTCGGTTAGTTGCAGCCATGAGGTTGGTACATTCGCTGCGAGTTTATAATTCGTGAATTGCATTCCGCCGCTGATCAAATCATGCTGTCCCAGTCGATCAGGTCGCGTGTGACCGTAATCGACATCAAAGGGGTGCCACGCTAAAGCATCTCGGCGCTACGCTACGCCTCGCGGCTCATCGCTTCGCGCCGCAACGCATCGCATCGACACGCAAACATTTCGGGCCGTCAGGGGTAACCTTGGCGGCTCACTTGCGTCTCAAACCCCGATCAGGTCGGCTGCTTGAGCCGCCGCCCGATGCAGCGCCTTCTCCCATGGCCCACTGCGGTAGCTGACGACAACTGCATCGTCATCGCTCCAAACCATGCAAAGCGTCTTGGTTGTCCTGTCATCGCGCTGCCAGATGTCGAGACCGTGCGGCGCGGCGACGCGCCGCGCGCGATATTCGATCACGAGATGATCGTCGCGATAGCTCGGGCCGTGCGCGGCAACGATCATCATCGCGAGATCGCGCAGCGTGAACGCGTGCCGCTCTTGCTTCGCCTTCATCGCATCACCTGTGAACAGACGGCACACTCGTCGATTCTTTTTCCAAATAAAAAATAGACAGGCGCATCGTTTTGATCGCTCAATAATTCCACCCCTCTGACGACGGGCATTCCGCGATGAACAAGATGATCACCGATCAAGCATTTGGCAACGGGCCGCTGTGGGACACGATCACCACTGCCGAGATCGCGGGCATCGCGCAGCAGACGTTGCTCGCATGGCGTCGCAATTACCATCTTCTCGGTGGACCGCGCCAAGGCGCGCAAGGGCGCAACGGCTACTGGCACGATCTTCTTGACGTGCTCACCGTTTGCGCCGCCGCCGACATTGCCAGACGCGGCATCGATCCCGAGGATGCGTGCGTGTTTCAGCTCGATTTGCGCGCAAGTTTCGAGCGCATCATCGAAAACAAGGGCTGGCCGAGCATCGTTGCCTGTCACCCGCGTGGCCGCGATGCCGAGCGCGTCGGTAATCCGTTTTGGACGATCAGCCCCGAGCTGACCATGGGCGAAGCGCTCGCGCGCTCGCCGACCGGGACCATGCTCGTGATCGACCTCAAGCCAATTCTTGATCGCGTCGTGCAACGCTTGGGAGTCACGCTATGAGGCCAACCGTCCAACAGCTCTGTGCCTATGTCGAGAGCGACTTATTCAAAATCCGCTGCGCCGAGATTCGCGCGCGCCAAGATCAGGGCGAGGATTTCGACCTGCCGCAGCTCGCCGAGGCACTTGGTATCCCGCTAGAGCTGGCATCGGTCTGGATGCAACAGATGGCGGAAAAGACGCTCGCCAAGCTAGTCATTCCGGAGAGCGGCGGCCTGCAATGAGCAGCCTGATCGCCCGCATCGCAACCGCGAGCCGCGCCTTCAAGCGCAGCTTCGACGCGGCGGGCGGATCGGGACGGTGGCCGCGCAAGGCGCAGGTATGGGCGCAGAATTCCGAAAGCCTCGCGGCACGAAAGCTGATCGGCAATAGGACCGCGTATCTGACGCACAACAGCCCGCACGGCAGTTCGTTCGTCGAATCCTGGACCTCGGCGCTGGTCGGCGACGGCCCGACCGTCCGCTCGGCGCATCCCGATGAGGAAAGGCGCAAGGAGATCGAGTCCCGGTTCGCCGAGTGGTCCATGCATTGCGACAGCGAAGGCGTCGGCGATCTCGCGGGCCTTCTGCAAACGGCGACGCGCAGCGTCGTGCAGTCCGGCGAGAGCATCTTTCATCTGCCCGTTGATCCCGGCGGCAATCTTTCCTTGCGGCTTCTGTCAAGCGAGCAGTTGGACAGCTCCCGCACCGTGCCGTCATTTGGCATGACCGGCGACACGCCGCGCATCGTCAGCGGCGTCGAGAGCGATGCCAGCGGCAGGCGCGTGGCCTATTGGCTTCTCCCCGATGCGCCCGATGCCGTATGGGCCAGCGTCGCGCCAAGTCAGCGCGTGCCTGCCGAGGATGTTGCGCATCTTTTCGTGCGGCGCTTCCCCGGTCAGGTGCGCGGCTTGTCGTGGATGACGCCTATCGCGACCCGGCTACAGGAAGTCGACACGCTCGAAGACTCTGCGCTCGTCAAGGCAAGGACGACCGCGCTATTCGCCGGGTTCGTCACCGACGCGGATGGCAGCACCGGACTCTTCAATCCGACCAACATGGAAGGGTTCGATCCGAACAGCATCGAATTCCAGCCGGGTACGCTGCAATTCCTGCCGCCCGGAACCGACATCAAATTCACGCCGGTCGCCGACATGGGGCAGGTCCATGAGCTGCTTCGCGCGATGCTGCGTTCCATCGCGGCGGGCGGCGGGCTGACCTATGAGCTTTTGACCGGCGACCTTTCGCAGGTGAATTTCAGCTCGGCGCGGCTCGGTCAGGCTGCATTCCAGCGCCGGGTCAAGGCGCTGCAAGGTTCGCTTCTCGTCGCGCAACTGCTGATGCCGGTGTGGCGGCGTTGGATCATTCTCGAAATCTTGACGGGCCGCCTTTACGCGCCGGACTTTGAGCGCAATCCGCTCGCCTATCTCAATGCGCAGTTCTTGTGGCCGCAGTTGCCGCCCATCGATCCGCTCAAACAGGCCAAAGCGGACGCGCTTGATCTCGCGTCGCGGACGAAATCCCGCGCCGAGATCGTCGCCGATCACGGGCGTGACGTTTCCGATGTCGATGCCGAGCTTTCCGGCGATCCGTTCTATGCCGTCGACCCTGCCGCCGCAGCCGCGCTGCTGGCGCAACCCGAGGAAGTTCAAAATGCGTAACGCTCTCTTGCGGCGCGATAGCGCCATCACGCTCGAACATCGCGACGCCATGCCGCGCCCGACGACGTTCGACGCCGACGCGCGCACCATTGAGGCGGTGATCGCCAGCACGACGCCCGTGCAGCGCACCGACGCCAAGGGCACGTTCTGGGAAATCCTTGACCCTGCCGGACTCGATCTCGACGTGACGCGCGGATCGTCGATCTTGGACAGCCATCGCGCTGGCGGCGTCGCATCGATCATCGGCAGGATCGATGACGTGTGGATCGAAGACTCCGAAGTGATCGCGCGCATCCGGTTCTCCGAGCGTCCCGAGGTTGCGCCGATCATCGCCGATGTCCGCTCCGGCGTCGTCTCGTTCCTGTCGGTCGGCTACTCTGTCGACAAATGGAAAGACGGAAAGAACGCCGCAGGCGAGCGCACCCGGACGGCGACCCGATGGGCCGCCAGAGAGGCAAGCTTTGTCGCCGTGCCTGCCGATCCGCAGGCGAGAACGCGCGGGATTGATGATGATCGAGGCGCAACCAATCGCGCGATACGCGAGCTTGGTCGACGCGCCGGGGTATCGCTCTCGGTAATCGATGAACTGATCGACCGAGGCGCGACAATTGAGGAAACGAGAATGTCCGTCTTGAATGACATCGTCGCGCGCGGCGCGGTTTCGATCCGCGCCAGCGCGCACAACGATCAGAGTCTCGACAATCCGGAAGTGTTCCAGCGCGCGGCATCGGAAGCGCTCTATCTTCGCATCGCGCCGCGCTTCACACCAATGCCGCAGGCCCGGCAATTCGTCGGCATGAGCTGCGCGGACATGGCGCGGGACTGCCTTCATCGCGCTG